CACTTGCGGCATCGTACCGACGATAGTGGAAGAACCAAAAACCAAATGCGCCATTATGTGGGCGTCGTGATTTTGCCCCTCAAATACTACAATCGGGCGATTTTCCAGTGAGTCGGAGTTCTCTAGCGCAGGATCTTTTGCAACAGGCTCTCCTTCTTCACTAGGCTTGAGAATCGCGTCCACGTCCTTGACACCAAGGGCTCTATACATGCGCCTATACGCTTCATACATGTTATGAAGATCAGGAGCCGATTGCGCCAGTTGCAGTTCCGTTTGTGCTAGGACCACCCTTTGTGCCATGGACGCAATATTTGGGTCCGACACAGGTACAACATCAACACGGTCGTCAAAGTCTGTCGCTTTTATGGTGCGTTCCGCACCGACGACATTATATGGATATTCAGGAGGGAGATAGTCTGCAAAAACGGAAGACAATAAATAGAACTCTTCCTTCTGTGCATAATGCATCCTCTTGTGAATAGCCGACATTACTTTTGCACCTTGCTCCAGAAGAGCAATAGTTGTGCCCACGGGAGCTTGCTGATTGCCGTCCCCAACCTGTAGGTTGGAAACCGCAGCAAACCGCTGTCCGGCTTCCACACAAAATCCCATCAATTGGAACAAGGTTTGATCAGCACCTTTATAAGGAAGCAGCATCAAGGAATCACGAATCACGCCCCCAGGTGCATCCACGTCACGAAACTCTCCCGGCGACAGAGGCTCATCGTCATTACGGATCCGCAATCCGCGTGCCTTGAACCCTGCGGGGAGGTTGGACAGGGTCCCAGCATCTATGAGTTGACGTAGCGCCGCCGTCGCCGTTCGACTTAGCCCTCCAATCATATGGATCAGGCCAAGACCGTAAAAACCAAAACCGGGTAAGAATTTAAAGTGTACAAAATACTGGCGCTTCCTTCTGTCCGGATCATCCTCCAGCCAGTTTCTTCGTACACTCAGAACTTTACTATTGTTGTCGGAGATCGTGACAATATAAGGAAGCTTGATCCCGGTGGGCTCCCCACTTTCTCCCATGTCTTCAAACCCGGTTATGTCAAGATTGACATGGCATTCAAGTAAAGTGATGTCGGTATCCAGATAAGTGGCCTCAATCCCACTTATCTTGTTCATCTCTTCTTCCATCTGAGATGGGTCGGTCTGTGTCTCCTTTACTTCGATATCCAGATAGAATCCTGCTACCTGTTTCTTTCGTAAATCATTTTCCGTTATCTGAATAGCATGAGTTACGTTTTCAGCGGTTTCAAGGTCCGTTGCGGTATAGGGAACGACCAATTGTTCCGCTGGAACAAACTTGCTCACAGCCCGACACAGGAAATCGTCGTAGTACACCTTCTTAAACGTTGAACCAGCTAGTGGTAAGTAGAACAACATTTGATCGAACTCAGGGGTGTACTCCTTCATCACACAACTAATTTGATAATTCATAAAGTGGCGGACACGCTCCGCTTGGTCTTCGACTTCCGGTGTGACCTTCCCTATTATTTCTGTTCTCACCGGCCCACCCGCAGGAAGCATTTCATTGAATGCCTGTGCCTGAAACTGCGTGACCGCTTCCGCGAGCAAGGGATGTGTCACACCGGTTGCTCCCCGAAAAGGTTCGCTCCTGTCTTCATACTTGAAGCCCAGCAATTGCAGACCGGTGCTGTACGCTTCCTCCCAGTCCTTGCGACCGTTCTTGTTGCTTTCGTATTCTTCCACCAGATCAGAAGAAATCTTGCTCAGTTCCGAATCTGAAATATCTTCTGCAAGGTTTGCATAAAAATCACCGCTATCCTGACGCACTGCCTGTGGATCAAAATCCACGACCACTCCACCGTCCTCCTCCATTTCAATATTAAGACCAGGAGCTTCGATAATCGTGCTGTCTTCTACCGAAACCTCTGCTCCTTTATCTTCGTCAAGTTCCACAGGAGGGATGGCGTTCTTCCGCTCTACAAGAGAGGCTGTGCCAAAATTACTGCGCGGTAAAGTGGGAGGTGCCATATTTATGCCATCCTGCTACGGAGACTTCCAAGTCCACCACCCATACGATTGTACCAGTCTTGATCACGATGCCTCTTCGACAGTTCCGCCATCGTTTCCCCTTCCTCACGGACACTCCTGCCTCCATAACGAGGAAGCTCACCGGCCACCGTTCCTCTGGGAACGCCGCCATGAGCCATTCCTGGAATACCTCCGGGAGGTCCCCACTCTCTCTCGGGAGGAAAATAACTATTCAATTCGGGGTGATACCCCGGAGAATCCGCCATACTACCTAGACCCTCTTCCTCGCGAGGCGGTTCGGCCATGGGGGGAAGATGTCTACCACGTCTCCGGGCGAAACGTTCTCCAGGTCCCGCTCCAGGTCCCGCTTCATAGCCCATTGCAGGAAGTTCGGCGGGATCCGGAAGGTAGGACAACATAGGTGCGTCTTGAAGATTCGACTGTGGCGGGTATCGCTTTAATAGACCACGAAGCATATCAAACATCGGATTATCTAGACGGGCTATATATTCAAGATCTGACCGGCTTTTGTTTATGTAATTCTGAATCTCCTGCTCGCTATCAAGGGCATAAAGCTCTTTAACAACGCGCCTAGCCGATTCAAGCATAGCCCTGTCTTCGGGGCTGCCACCATTTTCCATTCCAATAGGACGAAACCCGAGCCCCTGTCTTGGTGACAAAGACCCTTGATATAGTTGCGCCGCTTGTTGCCCTTGCGGGGTATATGGAAACTGGACTCCAGCTACATTAGGCATGTTACTTCCTCTTTATCTTTGTCCGCGTCGTAGGACCAAGACTATGTCTTTGTGTTTTGGTCGCCTTTTTCTTTGCAATATCTCGATCCGAAAGACGAGAACCCTTTATGCGACCAAGGTTTCTGGCCGCCTTTTCCTTTTTTTTCTCTGCATCTATGAGTTGTCGTAGCGCCGCAATATCTAAATCCGAAAGACGAGAATCTCCCGATATGCGACCAAGGGTTCTGGTATCTTCAGCAAATGCGGGTTTTTTCCGGCTCCGCATGCGCCGCGTGGGCCGCGTTTGTGGTCTATTGACAGGCATGACAAAATTTCCTACTTCCGGTTGGAACTATGCTTCTTGGCTAAGTAAGCTTTATACGCTCTTTTAGCCGAAGCCAACGTTTTATGTACAGCACCGCCAAAGGTCCAGCCACCCTTTACCTTACGAATTGGCATCCTGAGACCCTTGCTCCGTTTCCCCCTGACAGCAATCGCCGTCTACAATACATTTACAATCGACGCATTGGTAGTGCCCGTGTACGAAAATATTGGGCCTATCGCAGCCGCATTTTAGGCATGTTGGACTTTCCACGCTCAACTCCTCGAATATAGAGGCTTGTCTACAAATCCAGCATGGGCGGCGAACCTGGATGTAGCCCGTGGAAACGGACCCTGTACTAAGCCACCTTCGGCCTTACTCAAACCGGCTTCCTCTTGATAACCAGGAGTATACTTCATCACCTCCGCTTTATAGGCTTCTGGGTCATCGAGGAATTGCTCTATATATTCTAAATTCCTTTGAGCATCCGCCCAACGTTTCTCACCTATAGCTACAGCCGCATCACGGGCATTTCTTTGCATTTCGTTATGTACGGGTAGTTTTCTATGTTGTTCAGCATAGTTTTCTCTCGCCGTATCAACTGAAGCAGTATAATCTTCTAAAGTAACTTTGTTGTATTCGGCATTGACGACTGCGCTTTCGTCATACTCTCTCTGAGGAGTATATCCCGCCCTTAATTGCCTAAGCGCGCCTCTTACTTTAGGTTCTACATATTCCAACCCTCCTTCTAAATAGTCTGGCTTTTCACTCATTCGATGTATGATATCCCCTACATGTTCAGCAAGATAACTGTATACCCCACCACCGTAGGCGTTTTGTATCTCTAGCATAGCAATTTCGGGACCGCCACGTTGAAGATCCGCCAACTCTTTAAAGGCTGTGTTTCGAATAACTTGACCGAGGATATTCGCCGGTGAAAATGAAGCAAATCCCGTTGGTTCCGGTTCCAATGTAGCAATTCCCGTTGGTTCCGGTTCCTCTCTTATCCCAACCAGCCCCTCAAACCAGTCCCAAGCTTCCTTCCCAACTTCATCTATCTTGGCAACAATAAGGTCGGCTACTTCGGGTGAGAGTGGGGATCCTATTTCCGGCCAGTGAGGTAACTGGTTGAGTTGTTCCATCTCACTTGGAGAGATTTGTACTGTAGTTAGTATTTCTGCTTGTGTTTCCTCCGGAAATGATTCCCAAATATCTTGTAAAGCCAAAGCGATACGAAACTGAGGAAGCTTTCTAATAAGACCACGGCCCCGTTCACGTATGTCCGTCGCCCGCCGTGGTACGGGAAGCGTCGTCGCAGGCTTCGTAGGTGGAACGCCCCCAAAAACCCGAGTAGCCTGACGTAACTTAAGTAAACGTTCTCCAAGGCCTTCGTCCATGGGGGGGTCTTCGTCCATGGGGGGGTCTTCGTCCATGGGGGGGTCTTCGTCCGTGGATTGCTCCAGCCCGCTCCCCATCATAGAAATAATGTCGGTTATAGAGTTTTGCGCTATACCCGCGCGAGATCGTAGTACATCAAGTGTTGGGGTGGATTGCTCCGATTGCAATTGTTGCCGCCTATTAAGAACATTCTGAACAGTCCTTAGAAAATCAATGGAATCTGGATCAGCGTCAAAAATACGGTCGCCAACGTCCCTTTCCGGAGCCCCTATAACTTCGTTTATAAAGATTTGAAGATCTCTGGAAGGGGGGTCATAACCTAATTCTATTCCAAAGTTTTCCCAACCTTTCCCCCATGCCGATGAGCTTCTTTGATTTTCCGCCACCTCCCCCTTTTCAACATTTTTTCTTGCAAATATATCAAGACGTTCTTGTGTTAGAATTGCAGCATCTGAAACCACACCGGAATAATCGTTAATTACATCTGCAATATCTTGTGGCGTCGGATCCTTAACACCGTAAATAAGGTCCGAGGGTCCAAAAGGATTAGAAGGAGGTCTTTCAGCCATAAT